ACATTCCGCATATCGAATGTTATTCTACGCTGCAGCGGGTGCTGAGTCAATTGAAATCTCCACTTCGATAAGAGCGGCAGCAGTTGCTTCTGAGTCTACATCGGGAATCAGGACTCGCTTGAGTTTACCAGTCCACACGATTGTTCTCCCATATCCGGTCGTATCGAAATTCAGTGGACGCTGTGTAACTTTGCAGTTTGCCCTACCTACGTATTGCAGTAGGTAATTGATATTGTCGTGGTCATCCTGGCGATCGTACAATCTCTGTAGTGTGATGTTGTTGGGAACTAATCGACCACCGAGAGATTGGACAGCAGCCATGTTTCCTGGATAATATTTGACTTCATCGGAGTCAAGATCACCGCCGGTTTTCTTGTCCCACACTCCTAGACTGTTACCCGCGACATACAGAATAACGCAGAATGTATCCTGGCGTGTACCGCTATCGCGTGGGCCATTCAGAGTGTACTGACCTGACTGTGCCATCTATTTCACCTCCTATCCCCAAGTGTGAGCCATGTCAATGCAAATCGCGAGTAGAATCAGAGCCAGCAGAATATCGGTACGGCTGATAGTCATACAACATCACCTGCCACTAAAGAGCTTGAGTAACCTGACGCTTAGCAATCTGGATCTGAACCCACTCAGCAAACGGAGCCATCTTCACGCGGACGATAGCATGAAGCTCGTTGTTAGCGAGAGTTTGCAGCGTATTCACAGAAGGGCCAGTATCAACGGCAAATGCCTGATCCGGCGTATCACCAAACAGATCACCAGAATTATAGTGATCCATCATTGCACCGGCAAGAGCACCGTGGAAATCGTTGATCGTGGTTCCGTTCTGACCATCGAGTTCGAGGAAGATATAGTTCTCTCCGATTGCGTCCAGTTCTGCAGAAAGATCGACAAACAGACGAGCATTACCAAAATCTACCCACGACGGATCACTGGTAGCATTGACGAGAGCACGCCAACCGTAGTTTCTCACTCCACCGAACAGTCTGCGAATCACGTTGCAACTTGAACTGTTCAGTGTTGTGCGCTGAGTATCAGACCAATCAGGCTGTGAGATATCTGTGCAGTACAACGCTTGACCATTATTACCGGCAGCAGGTGCATTCGTACCAAGACCGGGATCGTTGCGACCTAGTAGACCCGCGATGAATGCACAGGGAGGCACGGTTCTAATAGTTCCTGTAGCAACACCAGGAATGACCACCCAAGGACAGAACGCTGCGCCAAATCTGGAAACAACACTTGCTGCCGAAGCTTGTAGTGTTGCGACAGTACCAGAATTGGGCAGATCCAAAAGAGCTACGCGGTTGTTATTCTGGGCATGACCAGTCACCTGATTATATGCGGACGATGTAGTACGACCAGGTTGTGATACTTGACCTGGGCCTAGCTGTGATCCACAAGCATCCAACGCAGCTTGCCATTGTGTATCAGTAACACTGGCCCTATCATCTGTGCCCGCAGTAAGCGCAGCAGGCGCGGCAACCGCTGGATTGTTAGCAGATGCGCCAAGCACGATACGGACATAACTTGAATAGTTCGCCCAAGCAACCGCAGATCCTTGATCCATCAAATCACCAGATTGCTCCAGTACGTTATTGCTAGCATCCATGATCTGGATCTGATAGGAACCACCAGTCACGCCAGAAACTACCGCAACCTTGTAGTTCGCTGACCATGCACCAGGCCCGATAGCATTGACAGTCAGTGAAACCTGAGCACCAGCATCATTCAAGGGATGCGTGCCAACAGTCGCGGCAGGGCCAACCACGCGACTGATGTAAACACGCGATCCGCCTTCACGAAAGAAAGTCTCGACAGCATCATACAGAATGCTATATGACTGACGTGCGCCAAATACAGTATTGAACTGATCGAGACTCTGAATCAGAGTAGGTGAAGCTGCTGGGCCTCTGTCAGTCAATCCCAGAGAAAACCATGTGCCTGTATCCAACGGAATAGATACAGGACTTGGAATCTCTAGAATGCTGACTTGTACTCCAGGTCTACCAGCCATCTATTTACCCCTCCTTTCACTTCTTCTCGGCGTTGGCTGCTGTATCTTCCGCTGCTGCTGCTTCTTCTGCTTTTGCGGCCGCAATTGTTTCGTCTTCCGGCGCCGGGCCTGCGGTTTGACCAGGAGCCTCGATAAGCAATCCATCATCCCAGAACTCTCCTGCTAGTGGACTCATAGCCAGATCCAATTCCACGTAATCACCAGGAGCCGCCATCGGAGTTGTATCGTTGGGGCCGATAAACTCCTGTGCATATGTGCCAACCCAGCGATAGACCTGTGAGCCAGTGGGACGATCCGCATGTGTAGCAATATCCTGTGCGGTTTTTGCATCATCTTCCGCATTGGTACCCGTTAGTGTTGTCTCTGTATTTGCTGCGCTCTCCTTCTTTGGTGTCGATGGCATGTTCACCCCCTCTCATGGAGTATCATCGATAGCCACCTTATCAAGCTCAACCTGGACTGTCTCGACTTCACCCCAATTAGGATCGCCAGTAGGTTGAATCGGAATAGGCGGGCCTGTCCAAGAGCTTACGATATCTTCTATATCAATCTGAAAATTAACGGTAGCGCCCTTGAATAGCATAATCTGATTAGGAATCGGAAGATCATCGTATCTCTCGCCAATCCACGTGATATTCGCAACTGGCAATTTTGGAGTCATCCCAAGACATTCCGTTTGCATCTTCTGGACGATGATTCCTCGAACTGCTGAGCCGAACGCTTTAGTAGCCCTATTACTGGTTTCCTCGTCTTTAGCTGACGTTGCGACTCCTATATCGAGACTCCATAATCCGCGATACTGTCCACGTCCGTACTTTAGAGGGGTGCCTATCATTCCTGGGGAAATCGCAACAACTTTGGGAAGGGGCTCACCCTCGAGAGTATCGAAACTATTGCGAACGGTGTAATTCGTGGGATTGGGAAAAGTATTCAGACGCATCCCTAACTGTCGTTCCTGCTCATTCAGATATGTCGGGAACCACTTTTTGAGAACGATAATAGCCGCACTCTCGATTTGCGAGGCAGATATCATTCTTCCAAACTTGGAGCCGATCTGTGGCTGACCAGATACGTAAGTGCTCATTATCCAGACTCAGGATTCACAGGATTTTTGAAAGGCAACAGCAGATGTGCGGCAATCATGCCATCCCACTTGATTACGTCTTCTGGTAGAACATGCAGGAATGGTCTAGCTGGAATGTTTCTCGCAGTCGATCCATGCTGATGCACGTAAGCATAGGGACGATCCGTACCAAATTCAAATCCTTCATTAGTGGTTACCGCAATTTGGAACGCGGCACCCTTTACCGTGACAGACCGGACAAGCGCGTCTCCACCGATTTTAGTATAACCTGGTCTAGCTCCCACAGTATAGAGAATCCGCCCGCTACCTTTCTTCACCCATGTTCTGTAATCCAGCGGTTCATACCGATCACCAGAACGACCACCATGCGTGGCAATCTGCTCTTTGGTGTTTTCTCTGATATCTGTGATTATACGCTGGAACACGCTTTTCATCGTAGTCACTTGCTTCGCGCTAAGCTCCATACGATCACCCACGATCTTGCATGTGCCAAAATCAGTGACGTAGTAACCCATCCAACTGCTCCTCAACTACTAATTACTAGAATTTCTGACTCATTGTGAATGCGCGATCTGTGTCGTCAATCGGAAAGTAATCCAGACCGTCTTCCATAGTCTCAGGATTCTGAACCGGGACAGGCTCGTCAGTAATAGGATCAAGAATAGGAATCTGACCAGCGAGAACACCATTCAATATGCCCATTCCCTGATCGTACAGCCATTGCCCGATATTACGCTGATCCAGGATGATCGTGGTTCGCATCGCATAGTTGATATACACCTGACTAGCGACAAGAAACCCAGCACACTCTCTGATGATATCCGGCGTCTTATCAGGAGACGACCAACTAGCGAGAGCCACGGGATCTAGGATGCGCGCTAGGTAGCCCTTGATGAGTCTTGCTACATCTACCTGCGGAAGCTGCGTATTCTCGGCATCGGCAGTTAGCACATCACGATCGAAGTGAGAGTTGACGTCATCGATAGTACAAAGAATCTCGATAGGGCCGGCATTGAATACAGGCTCGGTAATCTCGGTATCCCCGGTACTATCGACAAACGTGAAACGATACCAACCTATCCCAGCCTGCAAAGTAGCCAGTTCAGTGGTAAAACTGATAGGCTCAGGATGCGCGGGATTGATCGTAGGATCGATGTTCTGCGTATCGATCAGAGTCCACGGGCCGCTAATGGGATCAGATGATTCCTCGATTTGTAGCTGTACCCATTGTTGTCCATCGTATCTGGGCGGCAGATCGTAGTCTCTGAATGATACAATCACATTGGGATTACTCGACATTCGCGCTCCCTGTTTCCAAAGGCAGCACAGGAGTGGGGACAGCAGGTTGGACTGTGACACCACTCATAACCACGATACGCCTTGCTCCATCATTGACAACTTTTCCTGTACGACGGAGATTGGGAGTCACCACAACAGACTCGGGTTGTGGTGACTCACCATTAGTACTCATTTCTTCGCCGCTGCTGTTCCTGTTGCTTTGGGAGCAGCGGGTTCCTCAGCTTCTTGAGGCAGCATGCCAGCGGACTTCAACTCCTTGACTTCATCACCGGACAATGCTCCCTCAGCAGCTTTCTGCATCTGCTCCGTGAAGTATTTGTTGGGAGAATCAGGATATTCACCTGATGCTATAGCCTCAGGATACTCCTGCTCACGAACAGCACCACTTTCGACGAGTGACTCCCACTCATCGTCATCCACACCAAGATCAGCCTGACTTACTTCATCACCAGGCTTGATCTTCTTGGTGAACTGGCGTTTTTCCTCATCATAGTCAGCCTGGAAGTTTGACCACGCGTAATGATCTGCCATTTATCTCACCTCCTACCAAGCTGTTGCGCTGAATGCGTTCTTGATGAGATATCCGGCACCAGCAGATGTGATCTTCAAGTCATACTTGAAGTTCGTGCGGACGATATCCGCCTTACGAGATTCCTCACGCCAGCGCTCAGTCGGACGTGTAGAACCATCGGGATAGATCTGAGCGAAGGTCTTACCGAATGTCTGGGTATTCATCGTCAGAGCAGGATCGACGATACCAATCCAAACATCCTTACCCCAGAACCATTGGAGGTTGATTGATGCATCCAGGTTGTTCGCTGAGTTATACATCGAATCAAGTAGAACGACCTGACCCTCGAAGCCTGTGATTGCTTGGAATGCACCAGGCTGCGTAAGAGAGAAATACTTGAAACGATCAATGATGCGCGGGTGATTCTCCAGGAACGAAAGACCCTGAGTAGGAATCGCAAGCGTGTTAGGCCAGCGGAACGTGGCACTATACACTTGCCTCATCGCAGTCAGGATATTCGTGATGGGATCTGACGTGACATACGGATATGTACCGCCAGTGTACTGATCCCACTGAGATGCGCCCGACAGCGTGACTGTATTGTTGGCAGGGTAGTTTGCAGTATTGCGAAGCAGGGTCGCGACCTTGTTCTCATGGTTGATAAAGATCGATCGCACGATCTTATCAACGGCATTCTGCTCAGGATCGAGAACCTGCACACCACCGAATACGGGATCTGCAAGACCACCGAGGCTGTACAGCTGTTGACGCTCTTCATCGAAGATCGGCACCTGTAGCGAATGCTCACGAGTATTGAAGTAATCCGTAGACCACTTGAATCCCACGACTTCATGAGCAACCGTGCCAGGCTCACGCCTATCTTCTGTAATTAGCCAGTCGGAGCGATCGTAGATACGATAATTACCGGACTGAGTACGGACAGGCGTTTCCGGCATAAGACGAATCCCGTAATACTGTTGCTGCATAGGCAGCGAGACGGAAAACGTACTTAGTACCGGGTCGATATATAGACCACTAGGATCGTACATTCAATCTCACCACCTTTCTAAGCGACAGCACCGTAGGGATTGATAAGCAGCGAAATGCGATCACCAGCATTCACCGCTGGAACACCTACGCATTTACCAACAATGCGCTTACCACTAGCGGCTACTAGAGCACTCACGCGACCATCAGCCTCCAACGTTACAAGGCTACCCAGCGGAATTGCACCAACTGCTACCGCTTCTGTTACACCATGCACACGCACAGATGCACCCTTACCTCTGTTGAGGTCTTGAAGGGTGACGTTGAACTGTGAGAAACCCGCGATTACGTCAGAGTTCGCGGCGATAGGAATGCAATGTTCAGTAGCAAGAGCTGCATCGTACTTCACGGCATAGAACTTCGTGATCGCATTACCAGGCGATACGTCCATACCGATATCGAGCAGGAAGTTTCCCCATGCCATTTATCATCACCCCCTCTCTAGTTGGGAGCTGCCATTTGATAAGCATCCAGAAGATCAGGATGTTTTCTACCAGCTTCACTGATTGCCATCTGGAACGTGAAGTTTGCATCGTCCTTGTGCTCGTTCTGGACTTCTGCGATCTTCTCAGCAAACAGCTTACGAGCGGATTGCAAGCCACCCATCGAGCGAGTGTCCAACGTGAAGCCTTCATCAGCAGGCTTGAGAGAACTGCCATTCTCACCATACTGCACGATACCACCGTGAATCACAGTCCTGAGCACATCCTCGAAGTCTGCGAGAGTAGCCGTACCTTCGCTGAACTTCTTGTGTACCTCACTGATCTTGTCCATCGCAAGCGCGGATAGACCAGAAGATGTGGGCAGCATCTTGTCGCCCTCGGGACGCTTGACTGTCTTGACAGACTCAGCAAATCCACGAGCGTTGGTACTACGATCACGCTCGATCATCTGCTGATGCTGCGCCCACACATGTGGGAACTGTTCAGCAAATTGCTTTTCTTCGGAGCTTGTATCCACAGCTCCTTTGAGAGCCTTGTTCTCAGTGAAAGTCACTGTAATCTTCTCAGTAACCTTCTCACCGAAAGCCTTGGTTTGCTCCTCATTCTCGAAATCTACGCCTTCGGTAGAGATACCTAGGAGCTTTGCTAGTTCTTCCCAATTCAATTTTCCACCTCCTTCAGCATATGAAATAGGGCCATTGGCACCAGGCTTTGGCATCATATTACCAGTATCCACGTCAGTTGGTTCACCAGTGATGCTACGCGGTAGAGGATCACGACGCCATGTACCACCAATAGCCTTATCTTTATTAGGATCAGTCGAAACACGCGCAACAAACATGCCAGTACCAGGATCGGGTTGTGGATCTTCGGGCTGTGAGTATACAGGCGATGGGCCAGTACCCGGATCACCACGCTCGTAAGGATGCTCACTAAAGCCAACCTCGAAACCAGCTTCAAGCAGCATTTCATAGGCGTCCTGAACATCCTGGCTTTCTGACGCAGCCTTCTGAGTACCACCGAGAAGTCTACGTGCCTTGGCTTGTAAGCGTGCCTTCAAGTCCGCACTAATGCCCTTCATCTGTGGAATGCGGGCAATCGCGTTACGCAGGTGAGGCAGATCGATTTTACCCGATGAGTCCTTATACGGCAGATGACGCTTGGACTTGTTAGTATCTGAGCCAGGCTCAACATATAGGAAAGCACTGTTGGGCAGGCTATTCACATACTTGGTAGTCCAAACCGCAAAAGCTTTTTGGGTTTCGCTATCCAGCTCGTTCCACAGATCCTCGGAGAAGTTGATAGGCATGGTACGCTTGGCTACGGGACGATTTGTCAAACCACCGCCAATGATAACATCCTGGACAACCTCGCCACTATCGTTGACGTGGTATTCATCGTCCCATTCCAGCGACCAATACTTCCATTTCTTCTCTGCAATCTCCTTCTTAGCATCATCGGTAAACTCGACTTCCGCCCACAACGACTGTTGCTCAGGATCATCGGTAGATGGGCGAATCTCGAACTTCTTGTACCAACCAGAAGCTTGTTTACCCTTGGCAGTATCGCTACCATGCTCAAAATCGGTTGCAATGTCTTGTCCGCGAACACCAGCGTTGAAGTTGGCAATCATGCGATTCAACTTATCCGTGGTCACGGGAATCTCGCCGTACTGCGGTGTTGTGTAAACACGCGCAGGCAGAGCTTCTATCCACATCGTATTTTCCTGAGATGAGCCTAATTCCTCAGTTGCTTTCTCAGGCACCTGAATCAACGCTGTCTCTAGCATCTATAATTTTCACCTCCTTCGCGATAATCTGGAGAAACTCCGCTGTCATCCATGTAGTTGTCAACGTGTCGCAATTCTCGATGAGATATGTATTTTTAGGCCAGTTGACATCAACTACATAATATAGGCGTCCGAAATGGGTGAAGTATGTGCCTTCAACGATCTTACGTTTTTTCTTGCTCGGGGCCGCTTGCTGGTTTGCCGACATTACCAGACCCCGACCTGCCGCTGATCGTTGTGCTTCCTTTTTGTGCTTGTGTTTTCCCATTTTTCTGGGGAACCGTTGCAGCTGTTGGAGAAACTGCTGTAGGCACTCCAGCTTGGCCATTTGTGGTACCAGGCCCAACAGCACCTTGCACCAAGATTTGTTCTTTGGTCGGGACACGTTGACCAGGCGCATCAGGCTGCTTCTTAGGCATATCAAATGTTGCACGGATCCAGTCCTCAGTAGGCTGATCCATCGTAATACCATCTTGGGCAATGAGATTGCTAAGCGCACTACCAAGCATTTGTAGATCCTTAGTCTCACCGATATTCCTAGCCTTGAGCTTTGGAAAGTTTTTCGTCGGGTAGTTCCAGACTACGAGTTCCGGAATCAAATACATATTCACTACATCACAGATGTAATGTGCCACGTGTTTGAGAGCCTTCAAGTACGTATCGGACTGCACCGCACCTGCGGCTCGACTACCCGACGATCCTTTGAAACCAATGGCAAGGAACTCAGCCATGACGTTCAGTAGGATCATCGTGTTGTGATGCTGTGCCGAATCTAGTGCATCTACCATATTCCCGTGAACCTGGGCAAATTCAACGTCCACGTTAGGCACGAGAAGCATGAAAGCTTCCTCGTTAGTGCGAAGATTCTTGAGCAGATTTCTCAGGACGCTTTTATCTTGTGCCGTATATCCTGGTTTGAGAATTCCTTTTGGTATTCCAAGACTATGCCGCTCCTTCTGAATGGCATCGATCTTGTAGAAGTGCGTCTTGTAGTACCAGTGCGGGTAGGCCGTCCTAAGTAGACTACGCCCAGTGAGATCGCCACCCGTACGTCCGAATGTATAGAATAACAGTTTACTTGAATCGATCGTGACACTTTCGCTTTGTTTGTCCGCACGGATGGCTTGTTGGACGACACTGATGACTTCCCCGTTATCATCGTAGTTGATTGTACCGATTGTGGATGGAGGCCGCACGCCCAATTTCTTGAGCATTGTGTACTGTTTAGTGTTCTTGCGCCCCGGTGGACTCCACTCACGCAATTCATACACTTTTTCCAGGATTGCATAGCCATCCTCGAAGAAATGTAGGATATCTTCTAAGGAATTTGCGAATGGAGACGTCATCCCGTCCACTAAATTGTCTTCTATGAACTCAGCGATTTCTACGTCAATCGGGTCATTTGAGTATGGATCCATGTAAAAATCAGCACCGAGTACAGGAGTCTTGACAGCACGCATGGAAACATCCACACCTGCGTCATTCATCATGTACGTGTAAGTTCTGAGCCGCGAGTATGCGCTAGTAAGCTCAGGTACAATCTCAATAATCTTTACAGGCTGAGCAGAACCAAGTTCCTGGTTCAGATCAGGCTGAACGATCATATCATCGCCGATACCTGATGATGTATAGCTAGTTCCAGTAGCAGCGTGACGTGGCTGACGCTTGCCACCAGACTCACTCACCGGCAAACCCGGTGGTTCATCTGAGCTAGCTGAACTTGTCGATTTACTAGCGAATAATCTTCTAAATGGATTCTGCAAAATCGCGGCCCCCTGTTCTCAACCCCAGCACAGGGGGTAGCTGGAACCGCCATATTGCACATGGAGCTTATCTACCATACGGATTCCCAACTGAGAAGGTATCGTCCATTACTACGTGGGTATTGAGCTTGAAGAAATCCTCAGACTCACTTCCCTTATAGTTTTCACCGTAGATATCCGTAAGGTGGCTATCCGCCCCTGCGACGAAGTATGGGCCAATAAAGTAACGGAGAGCATCCGCCGCG